TTCTCCATTTACTACAGCAAAACAAGCATTAGCTGTGTTATTACCCACTAAATCAGGGTTTTCACAAAGTTGAGTAATTAACCCATCAAAATTAGATATGTCAATAGTAACTTCGTTGATAGTTCCCGAAGAATCTATTTCTATCCCACCACTATTAATAGGCATAGGGGTATAATTAATTCCCCCAAATTCTACATTATAAGTTACGTCTGTATTTAAATCTCCTCTAATTTCAGCAAAACGCATAGGGAAACCGTCCGGCCAGCTTCTACCAAACCCTTCTCCTCCCGGGTTGCCTTGATCGGTTGAAGGGTACCACTCTCCTGGGTAATAAATTGAAAATAAACGAACTAAAGGATTTTGAACAAAAGAATTTCTTTCTCTAATATAATTAGAGTTAGCTATAGACGTAACATTAGTATTAGCCCCTTTTATTTGTTCTGAAAAAGCTTTAGCTTGAAAAGGAATAGACTCAGTATTTCCTTCATCAACTCGCACAACTACACTAGTTAAATTGGCATGTACCCAATTATCATATCCAATAGAGTAAGTAAATTCAGAATTAGAAGCAGAAACTGCAAAAGTATCTGCAATACTGCTCAGAAGAAAATCATAAATACCACTTTCTTCCTGTCCCTTAATTCTTAAGTTATCTTGGGTATGCGTATCCCCAGAAGTAACTGCCCGAATAGGTTTAAAATCAAAACCAGTATCTCCTAAAGTTGTACTAGGATAGTTAATTAAAGTTTTATCAATTTGCCTATTATTAACAAAAACAGAAAAAGAATCTGAAGTTAAATTACTTCTACTTAAAACACCAAGAGGTAAAGAAAAGGTATTAGTAGTCCCATTAATTTGAAAAGAATTACCATTTACACTTAAAGAAGCACTATTAGTATATGTTGCTGCCTCAACGTTTGAGGAAATTCTATTAAAAATAGGAGAAACATTCTCTCCTTCAATAAATTCTTGATTAACATTAGCTACTTTGATTTTAATATTAGAGTTAGCTTTATCCGTAGCAACTACTGTCCCAGTAGTACTAGTGGTTTCTGAGAGAATAGTATCTCCCTTATTGATAATGCTAGGATTGTCAATTGTTAAAATGTAATCGTAAGTGCGGGTAGTCATTAATCATAAACCTCTTTTAGTTTAAAATTAACTGTATAATAGTTAGTTTGTAAACTAGTATTTGACGAGTCAGAAAAAACATGAGAAACCTGTAAAGAACCATCAAATCTTGCTTGTATTGTACCATTTTCATTGATGTGTGTCAAATCAAAAGTGAATGTCTCAAAAGATCCGTTCCTTGCGATATAGAACTGCTCGATTGCGTGTTTTTCTACACCTGTAATATTTGTATAGGTTAAATCAAAATCACGCTTAGAACGGCGACTTCTTAATCTTCTTTTTTCATATCCGCCCTGTGATTCAAAGTTAATTACGTCAAATTCACGATTAGTGGAAAAACCTCGATCAGGTTTTCTGTCTTCCATAGAGGTAAATCTATCAAAGGTGTCAACGTCACTAGTAAAACGTCTAATAACCAAAACATCGTCAGATTGTAGAGGTGTGTGTATTCTTGTAGCGGCAACGACCGGAGTTTCAAAAGTACCTGTTCTAACAGGGCTATTATTAACAAACCTAAAAGAGTCTATAAAACCTTTTAAATGCTCTCTAGTATCGGCACTAGTTGTATTTATACGCCCTATCTCAAAAGCACCGGTAGGATTGATAGTGTAAGTACTACTAGCGTCAAACTGAACCACAGAGCCATTGACAAATAATGCAGTGTTTCCAGTTTCTTTGTTATGAGCAACTGCGACATGGGTAAAAGTGTCTGCGCTAATAGAGCCTCCCTGCACGTCTGCTACAACCGAACCGCTTTCTTTTACTAGCCACTGCATTTTATTATTAGCCAATCTACTAAGTTTTACAAAATTATTATCATCAGTCCTATGAGAAAAAACTGTATTGGCTTGACTTGCATCTTCAAAACGAGCAAAACATTCTATGCAAAAACTACCTTCATACTTAAATTCTGCGCTATCTGCAAAGCTAATTAAATCATTTGTCCCATCAAAAGATGCAGCAGAATTTCCAAACTGTTTAGTGTCACTTAATACCGCTCCAGTAACTGTAGCAGCGCCGTGAGCTTTGGGACTTTCATCAGTAAAATTAGTCTCAAAATTTAAAAGTAGTGCAGTATCCTCAAAAGTTCCTATGCTAATGCCCGCATTTCCTAGATTAAGCGAAACATTTTGTGTTGTAACTGCTGGAGATGTGTTTGATGCGGGATGTACGTACTGAGTAGATGCCTGTTCTACACCAGAAACTGTGACTAATAATTGGTCTGTGCTATTTACATTTTCTTGAAAAGGAAGCGCAAAGTTTTGTGTAACCCCATTAATAACATAAGTATTTGCTTGAACTACGGTAGCAGTGTTACTATATTCAATATATTTTACTGTTTGAGCTTTTCTAGAAGTTCTAAACCTAGCAGGTACAGTAATAATTTTTAAACTCAAAGAGTCCGCCGAAGGAGCTGTTACAAAAGTGATTGTAGCTCCAGAATTACTGACTGAATATGTCGAAGTAGCCTGTTCAATACCGTCTACAGTAACAACTACTTCTCCAACATGTTCAATAGTATGGGGATGTACGTTAAAGTTAGTGGCACTTCCTGTACTTGAAAAATTTATTGTACTAATAGTATCAAAAGCAGTAGTAGTTATAGTTGCATCTGTAGGATAAGTAGCCATTACGATAAGTTCCCCCTAATTGATCTTCTAATCGGTCCATTGTTTTGCATATCTCTAGTCACAATGTCTACAATGATAGCCTCTGGAGTAACAGAAACACGGGGTTTACCTTCAGATTCTTGGGCAGTTCCTGTATTGTTCATATTAACTACAACATTAGGATTATTAGGCATCGTTCCGTGAGCGTTCATTGCATTTAGTGCGGGTCCCCCAATAGCTTTTGCCATTGGCTTACGAATTACAAACTCACCTGGCTCTAACATAGCAGGAACTCTATCTCGTAGCGCCCCACCTGAAGCCATGCGCCTTACAGGACCTCCTGCAGCTGCGCCGGGTCCAAATAAAGAACCAGCCAGCATTTTTATACCCTGGCCAGCTATCATTCCTACGATACTTCCAACAACGCTTCCTGCAGGACCACCAATTAGTCCACCAGCTAAAGCCCCTAAACCTGCTCCAGCCATTCCAGCAAAATCAGCAAGATTTTCAAAACTGAATGCTGCAGTATCCGCCGCTGCGGTTACACCTTTAGTAGCGTCAAGTTGTGTAGTTGCTGCTTCCGTGCTTTTGACTACAGCGCCTGTGTTCTTGTCTGTCGCAGTAGTTGATTGGCCTGTTGTTTTTACGTTTTTGCGTAGACCGGCAGTTTGCCCTGCAAGATCAAGAGAAGAACCTGTAGGATCAGCAAAGTCTTGTACAAGCACAGGAGAACCGATTCCTCCGATGCCTCCTACAACTTGAACTCGTTGAACGTCCATTCCTAGTCCCTCAAAGATGTTCATTTGTTTATCAAAAATATCTTTTAAATTACCTTGTGCTGTTTGAGCAATTTGTTGGCTTACCCCAGTTTGTTGTTGAATAGCTGTCACTACCGCTTGTTGAGGGCTGGGTCCACCACCAAACATGCTTGCTAAATTACCAATTCCTTCTTTAACAAATTCTTTGATAGGATTAATAACAAACTCTTCAGTAACACTAGTAGTTACATCTTCTAAAATTCCAACAAACAAATCTTTAACGCCTTGCTTGAAGTTTTCCATAGTAAGAGTGCCTTCTCGGATAGCTCCGAAGAAGTCTTCGACAGCACCTCCTAGACGGTTTTGTATTTTTTCACTAATATCATCTAAAACTTTACGAATAGAATCACGCTCTCTATCTAGAGCAGCTTGCCGGGCCTCAGCGTTATCTTGAACCGATGTTTTTTCCCTTGCAAGGCCTTCTAGTTTAGCTTTTTCGTTGGCATCAATGATGTTAAACTCTTTAAACTGTCCCTCAATCTTTTTAGTTAATAACGTAGCTTCATTTTCTAAAGCTGTTCGAGCAGTAGCGTTTGCAGTAGTAGCAATTTGGGCCTCTACTGTTTGTCTCTTTTTAATATTGGTTAAAAGAGCAGAGTTAGCTGATTGGTCAAGTTGATTAATTCTCATTTTTGAAGAGAATTCGTCTGTTAAAGCTTGGTTACGTTCTAAATAACCTTGTCTAGCTAATGCATTATTTTTCTTTATTTGCTCGTCAAGGTTATCAAAATCAGCTTTAATCTTATCTTGTTTTAAGTTTTCTAACTGACTGGTTATGTCCCTACCTGTCTCAAGTTGGATAAATTCAGTGATTGCTTTAACAAAAGCAGTATTGGGACCTAAGACCTTTGCCAGTTGGTCTACTACCTCTACTTGTACTCGAAGAGCATCAAGTTGTTGGTTAGCTTGCTGTACTTGGAATTGTCGATTTGCTTCTCTTGCATCATTTTGTGCTTGAGCTGCCCTAGTTTGTGCAGCAATTAAATCTGCTTGAACTTTTAAAGCTTTACCTTCTCGTATAACTTTATTTCGTTCCATTTCCGCGTTAGCAGCAGCAATTACACGCTCCTGCTCTTGAACGCGTACTAAGGTAGCTAACTCTTCTTGTTTTGCTGCTCGCTCATTCATGTTTTGTCGAATAGCTTCTCTTAAAATTTCTCTTGCTGTTTCTGCTTCAAATCTAGCAACTCGTTCTTTTTCTGCAATTATCTTTAGCTGATTATCAAGTTCTTTGTTGATAATTTCTTCTTGTTTTTGACGAATTGATTCTAGCGTATTTAAATTTGGAAACGCTTGCATGTCAGCAAGTTGTGCTTGCGAACCACGAATTCCAGCTTTTCTTGCGCCCTGAGCACCCGCAGCCGCACCGGCTCTGCCTATTTCAGCTAGCGCTCGTTGTTGCATAAGAGCATCTTGATTAAGCTGATTCATTTGTCTCTGAAAATCTAATTCTTGTTGTTTTGCTTTGCCCAATTCTTCTTGTAGTTTTTTCTGAGCTTCGAGTAGTTTTACGGCTTCTTGAGCGGCGGTATTTGCTCGTCTATCTGAAGCCTGAGTCTCTGATATATCTTGTTGAATTGACTTAACATCATTCTGTGCTCTTAGTACAGATAACTGTCCTTCAAGGTTTATTCTAATTTTTTCTTGAGCCTTTGCTTGTTTTTCTATTTCTTTAGGCAAGCCCATTTGTAAACCTGTTAAAATTTTAGCAGCTTTAACTCCGTTTTCTAGGTTTCTATTTTGGAGTGCATCTAATGTTTTGCCTTTATCTTTTAATTTTTGTAATTTTTGACCTTCCATCACAATGTTTTGTAAAAGCGAGGCTTGTCTTTTGGCGGCGGTGTCTCCTTCTTTTGATGATAATACATTTGTAAAAGCAGCTTGATCGACAAGCTTAATAAATTTACCAAAGTTATCTGTTAATCCCTTAGAAATTGTTTCTGCTATTTTTAATTGTCGTAAATTTTCTTCTAATTTCGCTGCTTTTGTAGCAGCTTTATCTAACGCATTGGGGAAGTCATCGAAATTGTCACCACCAAAGAATTCTAATATCTTTCTTATTCCTAGTAACTTTTTAGATAGTGTTTCAGCACTGGCAGAGCCTCCCTCAAAAGAGTCTTCTGCAGATTTTAACACATTACCTAAAATAGATAGTTTTTTGTTTACGTTTTCAACTTCTACAGATCCTCTTTTGTTTTTAATAGCAAACTGCTCTAAAAACTGTTCTACTGTTTGTCCTTCTTCTGCTATATTTCGTAGACCTGCGGCAGCTTGCTCTGCGCTAACTCCGGCTGCTCTTGCACCTCTTCCAATTGCTTGACTTGCCTTACCGAAGGCACCTGCAGCTTCTCTATTTAGTTGAATTGCTATTGCTAAAGCGGTATTACTATCATCTGTTGCAGCAGCTTCCGCAACGCGAGATGATTGCGTTTTCATTGCTTGCCTAAATACTTCTCCCGCCGCCTGTATTTCTTCACTGCTGCCGCTCACCCGTAACTCTTTATATTTTCTGTATTTTTCAGATAATTGGTTGAATATGCCAGCTTCTAGAAAACTCGCATCTCTAAGATTCCTCTGATTATTTTTTACTGCTGTCAAAATATCATTAAAAGCATTATTTATTGCATCAGGAGCGTCATCTTTAAGAGTCTCACTAAACTTTTTAATCTCGTCTTCTGCAACACCAGCAAGTCTTAGTCTATCTTGAACTGCTGCACCGCCTCCAGCAGCAGCTACCGCTACTCCTGCAAGACCTGTTTTTAAATCTTCCACTTCTTGTCCAACCCCACTAATCATTTCTTTTAGTTCACCTAAAAAGTCAATACCAAGAATAGTACCTGCTAGTTGCGCAATACTAATAAAAGCAAATAAACCACTAACAACACTTTTTAACATACCAAAACCTATAGCTAACCCTCTTACAGAAATATTAAGAGTGTTTGCTATGCGAATAAAAGCTCTTGTCCTAAGACCTGCCCCTTTAAGGGCAAGATCGTTTCGCACGATTTGAGCGTTGAGTCTATCATAGGAGGTAGTCCCTACTTTCATAGTTTTAATTTGATCTTTTAAAGCTTGATTAACTTTGTTAAGCTCAGAGAACGTTCCTATGGACCCTTTCCTCATTTGGTCTAATCCTGCTCTTGCAGCGACAGCAGCATCACTGTCTCCTCTAATTGCAAGACCTTTAATGCCTTCCTTTTTTACCCCTGTAGCTGCAGACGATTGAAGTGCTGCTAAAGCTCCGGCACTACCAGCTGTGCCTACATCAGCTAACTTAGCAGTAAAAGCACTTAAATTAGCGATAGCCCCAGCGGCAAAACCCCCAATTACTTGTGCGGCTTTACCAAAGACCAAAGCGATAACTGCTCCAAAAGCTAGAACAGCGTTACCTTCTACAGATAAAAAATCTATAAAAGGTTTTAAAGCTCCAGCAATAAGCTGTCCAAATTGAATGGCTAATGTTTGAATTTGTACGATGAATTTTTCAAGAGATGCTTGTGTAGTATCTGCCGTGGTTGATATTGAAGAAAACTTTTTCTCACCCTCTTCAATCACTGCGTTTGCAAAAGCTTGTCGTTTTTCATAGTTAGTTAAACTAGAGGCTGCAACATTTAATTTAGCCGCATAAGCTTCCACTGCAGGGTCGATTCTAGCAAAGATACCTAGTTCGTCTAAAAGTTCTGGTTCTAACTTAGCTGTACCTCTGACTACTCGTTGTAGTGAATCTGTTAAATTTCTACCCAAAGCTCTTGAGGCTTTAAAAGATATGTCAGTTAATCGTTCTATTTGTTCTCCACCAAGGCCTGCAGATAGGGCAATGTTGATATTTTGGGCGGCCTCTTCTAAAGCAATTTGTCCTTGTGTAATATTACCAACAGTTGCTAATATATCATTACCAGCTACTCCAATTTCAGCAGCTAGAGCTTTAGTACCAGCAACAACGGTTTCAAATTGTGCAACTCTTTGTAAGGCAGCAAAAGCCTGCTGTAAAGCAAAGATATTAGCAGCAGCTCCAGCATAGGCAGCAACAAACCCCCCTAAACCAGATGCTTGAGCGGAAAATTGTCTACTTGTCGATGCGCTAGCTTGACCTAGACGAGTTTGAGCGCGACCAACACTTTCAATGTCTTTGGCCGCTTTCTGGCTTCCTTTAGTCTCAACTGCAATCTGTATTTTGCTTTTTGCCATACTTATTTCCTTGCTTTACGTTGTGCTTCGTAATGTTTGCTCGATTCTGCAATAATAAATTGTAATAACTCAAAAGCATCTCGGTTACCTTCAATACCGTATAGCTCCATGATATCACCAAGACCTGCAAAGTCTTTACCTAACCATATTCCATTCATCCCTTCTATTTTATCCGGCAATGCTTGAAAAAGTGTTACTGCGATTGCTGCCTCATATGACAAATCATTGAAAGTCATAGGCATTTCATCGGGGTTTGGTTCCCAACCCATCTGTTCACACATTAACAAGTAGTGTTCTTGGGTTATTCCCCCTGCTTGGAACTGGTGCTGGAGGAATTTTTCAAGTTTTTTACGTCATTTTCCTTTTTTGTAATAGAAAATTGTTCAAACTCATTCATAGTATCTGTGATAAACTGATCAAATACTGTAGAATTAGTAATTAAACTTAACGCTTCTTCTTTAGAATAGTCAATTGGCTCTTCTACGTCGTCTCCGCTGATATCAACAGGTAGTAGTAACGGAAGATGTTTAACCTTAAGACCTTTCCAGCCTTTAATTGCTCTTTCACAATAGGCGGCTAAAAACTTATCATTATCAATTTCTTCTTCTCTTTGTCGAGTACGTTTATTAAACTTAAAGGTTAGGCTCGCGTTGCGAATCTTCATTAAATCCTCTCTATTTAAATATACTAGACTAATAACAAATTCCTCAATATCTGGGAATTCAACGTCGACAACTGTTTCAGTTGCCATTAGGGATGCGATCTTACTCATTTTTCCCCTCTCCTTTCTATATAAAAAGGGTGTCCATCGATTTCAACTTGAGGTCAGCCGAGGGGAAAAGCTGAACACATTGTTAACACGATGAACACCCACATGAAATTTTATTTTAGTTACCCCTCTAATAACTAAATTGTTATGCTGCTTTAACAACAAATGTTACGTTAGCACCTGTACCTTTTTGAGCAGTTGTTTCTTGCGCTAAGAACTCAGCGCTAATGCCAACAACATCTTCAATTGAGTGTGTTGGGAAACTAAACTGAGTAGCCTGCATATCAATTGCGAAATAAGGAGCCGTAGCGCCACCAATTTTAAGGTTGGCTTGGGTTCCTTGAGCGATTGTAGTAGCAGTATTTGCAACAATGTTTCTTAAGAAAGCAGCAGAATTATCACTTGCTGTTGCGCCACTTCTTAGATACGCGCTAATTGACCCTGAAATTGTTTGCGCGCCTGTAAACTGCGTAATAGGTGAGTTAAGGCTTGAAAGTTCTTCGGGTGTTAAATATGTCATATTATTATTAACATCAAAAGTTAGTCCTGTAACAGGGAATGTATGACTTGCTGTATCTCCGCTTGTGGTATCAGTAATATCAATAGTTGATAGCCGGTTCTGAATGAATTCGGCACTAGTAGCAGCTCCTGCAACGTTATAAGAGTTCCAAGGATGATACTTACTAGTATTTACTGTTGCACCATCAGTCTTGAAAATATCAATTGTAGACCCGCCAGCGACTGTAGTACCATTATTTAGAGTACCACCAAAAACGTTAATAGCAACGTCTCTTGGCGCTCCTGTAAGCTCTACAAGGTTGGTAGCAAAACCAGTCCAAGTAGTAGTAGCAATTCCGTCAATAGCGGCATCAATAGATGCTTGGTTAACAGCAGCATTAGCTAGTTGGTAAACAACGTTATCAACTTTCATATATAAATGTGCTTCTGTAGCGGTTGCAAAGTTTGGGTCACAAGCAGCAACGTTAGAGGTAGCTGCACGACCGAGATTTTCCCATTTAGCAATGGACGTATCTGCAGTGCCTTGCCACGCACTTTGCATTTGGGTTCCTGTGGCAGGGGCAGTTGCACAAAGCAATGCTTGCCATAAAAACCAGTCTGCAACAGGTGTAGCGTTACCATTTTCAAGTAAGTTAGTTGCAGCTGCCCCGTCAATTGAAGTGGCTCGTGTGGGTTTCAAATATGCCTGGAAGTTCCAATCAACTGGGTTAATAGCTGTATTGAACCTCTGTTGAGAACGATCAGGAGATGTTCCACTTTCGAGCGAAGTGATGTCTGTAGTTGCCGCTGATTGACTAAATGCATATCCCGCAAGTACTTCAACCTGCCAAGTATTGGCAGGGCTCATTGCGGTTGCGGCAGCGCCACCATTGAGATCAACGGTGGAGTAGAAAATTTTTGTATTTCTTTGTAAGTTAAGCGATGCCATTTCTTAAAGCTCCTTTAATCTTCTATTTCATACCCGATGTTTATAAAGACTTCTCCGAGACCGTATGGTTCGATAAGTCCCTCATCTGTAGAAATATTTGATATATTAAATTGTAGTATTCCTTTATCAGATTGACTTGATATGTTATATATAACATGTTCCACGTCGTCGATTAGGTTTTCTAACCCGTCCTGCGCCTCTTCTTGTTTTACATAACATCTAATAACTATAGGAAGATTAGCTAAAGTAAATCCCTGAGTCTGATAATCTCTGGTTTCTGCTCCTGCACTTAAATATAAGGCAGGAAAGTCGTTTACTTCATCAATAAATTTTAGTTGCCTAAAAACATTATTTGCTAAATTAAAGTTATAAGTGTAAGAGGCACCAAAAGTTGAAGAGTCACCATTAATTTTTTTTAATTCTGTGACAAGGAAATTTACAATATCTCTTCTTCGACTGTTTGCCATTTATTTTTTTCCCTAGCCTATATAGAAGTATAACAGACCATTTTGTTGTCTGCAATCTATAAATTTTTACATCCAATAAATATCTATTTAAAAACCTTTTAAAACATTAAATTGTCTTCCAACTCTTCGTTGGGTTATGTTTCTAATACTTCCTTCAATAGTTTCATTGGGGTTTCTTGAAGTATCTTGGTGTACTTGATATATAGGATTGTAATAGTATCTAATTAAGCTACCTCTAACCTGAGTTATAACACTTCTAACAAAGCGTCCACTTCTATTTGTTAGTATTTCATCGCTCAGAGGAGGTCCTTGTAAGGGTCCTTTAGGCATTCTCGCAAATAATGATCTTTGAACTGCTGCAGTGAGTTGAGAAGAAGAAATAGTAGCTTGCATCTCCTTCTTTTTTCTTGGGCCTCCCTTGCGTGAACCTTTAATTTTACCTTTTGTCATTGGAATACTAGCGCCTGATGGGTATTCCATTATCATATCAAAATCAATACCGGATGCTTGATTGGTTACTTTTCGTCTACCTGGTAAAGTAGCTAGTGCTTTTTCAAACTCTTTTGCTGTCTCAACAGTTATTGCAGGTCCTGCATCTAATATTGATTTTATTAATTGTCTCTCAAAAGATTCGCTTAATTTTAAAACAATGGCCGCAGGCTTAGTTAATTCTGTAACAAAAGGAGGAGAAGTAAATTTGTTTAAAGGAAATGCTATATTTATTACATCTACTGCAGTAACTTTGTTACCCCCACTTTTTTGAACTTTAGAAATCTGTAAAACTCTTGCTTTACGATAAAACTGCATAAATAAATCGGGGTCATTTTCTTTAATTAAGTTAAAAAATCCACCAGCCCCTCCTAAAGCGGTTCTAGCAGCTTTTAAGATTCCTTGTTTATCCTCTATGTCTACTCCTGGGTCTGCTGTTTGAGCTGCTCTTTTTATAGAATCTGTTAAAGATAATGAACCTACTTGTTGTCCTCCTTCAATAGCAAAAGGAGAAACTTGTCCAATAGTAGCACCACCTTTTCCTCCTCGGGTTGCTTTTAGCTCTGTTTCTGTTATTTCTTCTAGCCCAAGAGCTGCAGCTAAAGGTGCAGATATTTCTTCTGCGTTAATCTCAAAATCTGGAACTAGACGGGCGCTACCACCTCTAACTGTTGCTTTATAAAATCTACCTATTGATTGTTCTAAAGCAGTTTGACTAATTTTTCTGGTTGCTTTTCCGCCAAGAAGAGGTTTCCCTCCTTTTTTAACTCCACGTAAAAAATCAGCATAATTATCTAGTAACTCTGGTTCTGTAATTCTTACATTAAATGCTGTAATCCCTGCAGGAGGTGCCATTATTCAATTATCCTATATAAATCTAGAACTCTTTTAATATGGGGCGGGAAGTTTGCAGCAAGAGCAGGTCTAGTTACCGACTCTCCTGCAAGAGCGAAACCAGAACGGTCTTGCTCCTCTTTGTGTAATAGCTTTATATAATCTAGTGTCGCTAATTTTAAATCTTGTGGCACATTACCCGACTCATACCCCGCACGATAATTAACACGAATAGCTTGGGGAAAGTTTTGAAAAGCTTTTGGTCCTTGTAAAGTTAGTTTTTGATAACCTGCACCAGAACCAGTATTACGACTAATTTCTCCTGTGTCCTTTTTAAATACAAATTCTTCTTGAGAAGCATGGGTATCATTAACATCTACTGCCGCATTAGCACCCTCAAAGTGGAGTAGTAGTTTAGTTTCATCGTCTGTTAAATGTTGATACTCAGGAGTGTCAAAAGCATCTGTATAGTGTGCTGATTTAGAAATTCGTAGTTCGTCCATATATCCTGTAAAATGGGCAGGAGTAGTATTACCAGATTTTGCAATAAGCAATTCGCCACTAAAATTTGGAGCATCAACTGTTTTAGCAATTGTAGCAGTACTACCAATCTGACTTCCATCTCTAAATAATTTAAGAGAAGTTCCGCTTTTACTTACTGCAAGATGATGAAAAGTGTTAGCTGTATAGCCACTGGTAGCGGCGTGTGCTACATTCATAACTTCAGTACCAGCATCTACGACTCTAAACTGTAACCCTTCTACTGCATTATATCTAAATTGCCAAAAATCGTTAGCATCTTGATATTGTTCCACTAACACTTGTGATGCAGAAAAACTAGAAAATCTAGCTTGTAAATCAATAGTAAAATCTTCTGTATCAAACCACCAATCATCACCATTAGATGCTGATAGATAATCTCCATTTCCGTCAAAATATACGGAAGATTGTCCAAACTTTTTAACTCTTGTTGTAATATGTGTGTCCCCATTTGTTGTTATGGTGTGGTTGTCCGAATCTTGATCCACCAAAAGCCCGTCCGCTGCAGGGGGGTTTAAACTTTCATACCTTGTTCCATTATATTCAAAAACTGAATGCACATTTGCAAGAGGTAAACGAGAGGCAAAAACTGAACTGTAACCACCATCAAAAGTTTCTGAGTAGTTATTTGCCAGTACCTCTCGTTCAATATAGTGTTCTACCACACCACAAGCATAATTAATTACATTAGCTAACCTACCATCATGGGTAGTGCTATTAATACTTAGATAGTCTTTAGTTTCTACTAATGTAACATATGGATATTTACCTAAATTACTTTCTGTGATAGCCACCCTCTGTTCTCCTTAAGTCTTACTAAATAAAGATTTTTTAGTTTTTACTGCAGGCTTAACTTCTTCTACTGCTTCTTCCTTAACCTCTTCTACAACAGGCTCAGGAGCTGGTTCGGGTTCGGGAGCAACTTCTACTACTTTTGGATTACCCTGCCACTCAGCAACAAACTCATCAAGCACAGCTAAACCATAACCATGTTTCATGGCCCAGTTTTTAACTTCTTCTTCTGTTTTTAAACCTTCTTCTTTGACTTTTTCAACATCAGAAACAGTGTCTGCATAATTTGTCATTTATTTTCTCCTTTTACTAGAAAGGGGAGGCAGATAAGAACACCTACCTCCCCTGGGGTATAACTAAGTATGTTACCTAGTAAGTATTAACCAGCTTCAATTAATGATGCATATGCGAAGTTTGTTGCATCAAGAGCAGCGTTACTGTTAGAGCTAAGTGCTTTGAAATCAAAGCGGGTGCTCATGTACATTGCTGTAACCTGCTGGCGTGGTTCATACTCGCTCTCAATCTCCATGCCTCGGCGTTCCCCGATGAGGAATCCTGGCTTGTAGACTAGAACACCGAGTTCGTTTCCGGTAGAACCTACATTATCCATGAACTCAGAGATAACAATTGGAATACCATAAATGGCACCTACTGCACCTGTGAGATACGTGGCATTTGGTCCGAACTTATCGACAGTGCGGAAGTCAGAGAAGCTAACTAGCTCGTTGTAGCCTTCAACAGAAGTTACGTAAACTAGGTGATCTCCAAGCTGTAGACCATACTTACCCATCTTCGCACGGGCAGAGGCAATGTCTGAAGCATCAGCTTTGTCGTTTCCACTACCTGTAGTGGTTCTTAGACCAGAAATATCGTCGGCAAGAGTAACAAGACCTTTAATTACTGACGCATAACCTGTTCCTGCTGCGATAGCATTGGTTGGTGCTGCTGTAAACCCTGTAAGGGCGCCTGTTCCACGAAGGATTGCCTTGTCGATTGCGCGAGCAACACGGCGTGTAGCTGCACGACGAAGGAAGTCCATTAGGGGTAGAACTGTGTCTTCTTCTTCATCCTTGGCAAGGTGAGTTGTTGCCATGAACTTATGAGGTGTGAGTTCTACTGCACTGATTGTGTTCTGGTTTGAAGTTGGAACGTTTGTTGCGTCTGCAATGCCTGTGGCAAAAGTGCCAGAAGCAAACTGAGCAACATCACCGTCAGTGTCTTCCTTAGCAACAGGAATTCTGAAAGTCTTTGCATCAACTTGAATTCTGTCGAACATAGGAGCAATAACGAGCTGCTGTTCCATTTCTTCGTATACATTAGATGAGAAATTTGAAAGGAACTGATCAACAGCTGTGACCGCCTTAATTTTCTGACCCATCTTAGTGTCGAAGGGGTCGCGACGGCCTAGGGCCTGGGAAAGCATATATGCGTTCGCCATTTCCTTCTCGGAGAACTGCTCTCTGCTTGTATGAGAAGTTTCCTGATAGACCATCTTGGACTGTGATAGAGCAGAAATTTGCTCTTCGTACTTTTTCATTTGAGCCTTAAGTTCAGCAACCTGCTCTGTTTCAACAGGGGTGTACTCTGAACCTTTTTTGTCCTGGGCATCAGCCTCAGTTAGAATTGCCTCACCAGTCTTTTCAACAAGCTCGGCAACTCGTGGCTCGGAAACCTGAGCAGGGGCACTCTTTACTTCAACTGCGGGTGCAGCTGGAGCAGGTGTTTCTGTCTCGGCTTCGGTTTTAACAACGATTGGATCGCCAACGTCTTGTGTCGCCATTTTATCATTCTCCTTTGAATTAGTAGTTTTATGACCGTGAAGCATTAGAGCTAAATCTTTTTCCTCAACTTCACCTGATTTAATCGCATTCAGCTCTTGAATTTGATTTATCATATGATTCGCAACTTGATAATTTGTATCAGTCCATTCGTCGAATGGAGTGATTTTTAAATTAATAGTTTTGTTCAATTTTTCTTGATCATCTTCGGTTTTTACCTTAGATTTCACATCGTAAAGCTCTTTTTCACTCAAAGTAACGAATGATTCGAAGCTTTCTTTGATAGCTACTCTATCTTTGTCAGTAAATTTGACCTCTGGAACAGTTGTTAGTGTAATATCAAACTTAGTTCCTAAATCCCAGTTATTAACAACAGATAAAGTTTTTGCATCAACGTTAATAGTATTATCCAATGATTCGCCATTTAAGTCAACTTGTAAAAGTTGATAAAATGGGTTTTGGGCAGTCGCAAGTTTTGTAACTTTCCACCGCTTATCATCGAATTTAACAAAATTTTCGTGTGTTAAACGTGATGTTTCCGCACTGAGAAGATTAACAAAAGGAATGGGTTCGTAAGGATCAGCACTAATAGCTTCTTCCTCATCGTCTATTTCCTCTTTCTCCGTTTCGATAATATCTTCTTCAGAAGCAACTGTAATAGTTACTTCTTCTGATTTTTCTTCAACGGCCTCTTCAACAGAAACATCGGATGACTCGGTAAGATCATCTTCAGTCTTAATTTCTGAATCTTCACTCATTTCTTCATCTCCTTTTCTGTTTTCCGATTCTGTTAAGAGATTCATAGACCCATTACCCATCGTCTCAGATGGGGACTGCGGTCTTTGTTCCTCTACACTTTGCTCATTTTGCATTTCACTAGGTTTAACCATAAAAACAAGCTCATGCTTATGAGAAGTAGGCTTTGTAGCCTCTAATAATTTATAATATTTGACATCATGGAAGTGTTTTTCTCCATGAGAGGTATAAGTAGTAACTCCGTTACCGTTTTCATCTACTTCAACAGTATGATAATGTCCACCTACGTATGCGGTAACTCCTACACTAACATCCGTAGCTTTTTCGATAATTTCGTTTTCATCTTTTTCAAATTGTTTTTTAAAAGTTTCGTAATCTGAGTCAGATTCGAAGTTTTTTCTAACGCTAAATAAACTCTCTTGATTACAAGGGACAGAAACAACACTAATTTCCATTAGCTCTACATCAGTAATTAACATAGTGTCCGAATCTCTGTCATAAGCGCCGTCTTTTACTTTAAATCCTACGCTAAAACTTTTTAATGCTCCATCTTCGATTAAGGTTTGTACTCCATGTAATTTTTCAGCAGCTTCACTAACAGCAGCCTCTACATAAATACCTTTTTTATCGACGGTAACCTTATCTACACGGCCAATGGGTTTACCGTGGTCATGTTGATATAGTAATACGGGGTTTTTTCTATAGTTTTCAACGCCTTTTGCCCAAGCAGTCGCAGGGATAATATCACCCGCTCGATCTTTATCGGCAGTATTGGCATATCCAGCAATTTTAAGGGGTTTATTGTTTTTTCTTGCGCCTTTTGTTTCTAAAACGCTAGTTAAATATAATGTCTTATTCATTAATTTTCATCCTCTATTGTAGTAGAGTCCTCTAGACTTTCTTCTGCGGTAGGTCTACCTCCCTGAGTCGCATCTGTAGCACTTCCTGTAATATTTTGAGGAATTCTAATGCCGTCTGAGTCTCCGTCTTCAAGTTTTGGAAATCTTAATCCAACTCTAGCCTCGTTCGGTGTAATAATTCCTGTATTAACCAACGTTGAATAGTAAATAGCTTGAGTTCTGTTATCAGGTTGTAAAGATAGTATAGCAGTTTTATCTGGTCGTATACTAATGTTATTATTAAAGAAGTGAGAAAAAGCACTACAAAATTGTTCTAAAATAGGCAGTACTGTGTGGTTATAAAACAAAACTTGATTAGCCTGAATATTAGCATTATTACCACTTTTTAGCATAACATATGGTACTCCAAGAGCCTTTGCCATATCCTGTTGAATTCGTTCAATTGAATTTTCAAAATCTAATTCATTAAAATTTATCTGAGAAAACTTATCAATTTTTAGTCCACCATCCAAAATTGCAGGAGAACGTGCTCCGTTAAATAAACTAGTATAACTTTGTCTCCAAGATTCTAGAAGTCTATATTTAATTTTTTGACTTAAAACATTATCTGTAGTAAGAACAAATCCGGGTACTGCATTATTTTTAAAGAATTGTCTTTGGAAGTTAATCATATAATAATAAAGCTCAAAAAGTCTTTCTAAAGGACGAAGTCTACTATACCCCCTAAAGATGCTTTCTTCATTCTCACTCTTAACATGAATTATTTCACTAGGTAAAAACTGAATAGCTTCTGATTTTCTCGATTTTCCATAACCAAATAAATCTGATTCACTTTGGTTTCTCAAAAGATAATTATAATGAGAAACAAAAGCCCTTTCATCTGGTACAATTTCCATATCATTTGCAGGAATTACGTAAATAGCGCCACCTTCTTGGTCTTTGTCATAATAGAAAAAGGCGTTACCATCTAGAAAAAAATCTAGAAAAGCACGCCTAAACAATCTAACTCTATCTTCAAATGGATTAGGTTTATTTTGTAACAGTTTGTGAACTTTTTTAGACGGAGAACCTCCTTCGATTACTAAAGGCACCTCTATTAAAGCATTAATAACTATGTCTACTGAGCGATGAACAATTTCAATCTCTCTATAAGCTTTTTCAAAGTCTACAATATTGTCAGGGCTTGAAAAAGGTTCCTGAGAAGCAATAGATGGCTGTACAGGATTTAGTTTTTCTGAAAGATATTGTCTCCATGATGGAACATCATTTGCCATTTGTTAATTCTTCTCCTTTTGAATTTCTACCCAATTTTTTACTTTCTTTACCACGGAATTATCATATCGTTGTCCAAATATATTGTGTAATCTTTCGTGGTGTTGTTTACACAGAGTGAGAGCATTATCATTAGATAGCTCCCAGAAATAGTCTTTTTCAAACTGTTCTCTATAAATATTTATTTCTTCTACAGTGGTTATTTCGTCTATATTATTTTTTGCACACCAAGAATTAAATAACTCAGAAACACTATAAAGATGATGAAATTCTAATTTATCTGTAGAAGCACAAATATAACAATTATCTGTTTTTTGATATCTCTTCTTTAAGTAATCTCTAATATATTTTACAGGAAATCTTTTTAGCATACCAGATAAATTTTAATTATTTTGAAAACTATGAAGATTTTGAAAATCTTTTAGTACTTTCCACCGTAATTCTTTGTGATTTTTATGTGCATTTAGTCCCACATCTTTTTCCGGTAACAATTCTACTTCAGTTGAAATAGTTTTGTGTTTAGTCTTATAAAAATGAGACATAGACAAAGACACTAATATGTCATCACCTCTTTTTATAGTTCCCCAAGGTTTTATGTACTCATCAAAAACACTTTTTAAACTATCATTGTTTACTGCAACACAAGAACCTACAGCTATGTCCACATCTTTATCTACACACCACACATCTTTTAACTCTTCGTAAGATTTTGCGTCTTCTAAGTTGTTTTTTCCATAAATACTTATCAAAGAAGTGGGGTATTTTTCAACTGTTTTTCTCAATTTTAATAAACAATGTTTGGTTGGTAAAATATCATCATCTAAAATGATAGAATATTTAAATTTAGATTTATTTGCCCAATACCAGCGGTCAATACACCATTTATTTTGTTCATTATTATGAAATAATACTTTTGATACTTCAAGTTTTGTGTTATTTCCATTATTTACCACTAATATCGGCATAAATCCTTGAAAAGTATATGCTATTCTTAAAACATTTTCTAATCTTTTGTAATTTAAAATTATTAACTGAGTGTCCCTTAAAATCATGCAGCAAAAATTCCCACAGAACGTTTTTGGTGAGTATAAATTGCATATCTTACCGCATCACTCGCATGAGAAGCCCAATCATGTACTGGTTTTGGGTTTTCAGTTTTAGGGTTCCACTTATAACTACTTAAAGAAGAATAAGTATGCCCACATTTATTAACATCAACTAGTAGTCTATCATTTTCAATTAAAACTTGTACTGCAGCAATACCATCATTTACTGATTTTATAGCATTTTCACAATATATATCATAATCATATGCTAAATCTGCTTTTAGTTGTTGTGCCGCACTATCAATGTAGATTGAATCAATACCCCACTCATCTACTTTTTCTTGTATTTCTTCTGCAAGAGTACTAGTGGTAGTTTCATTTGACACATATTCATCAACTAAATAAAATTCTTCTCCATCTGTAGCCATCACAATAAAGACATTCTCATCTCTATACCCTACGTCCAGTCCGGCTATAAACTCATAACGTCTATCTCTAGCTTGAATGTGTTCTAAGTCTATTAAATGTTTCTCTTCATTTAAATCATAAACTTGTAATTCAGTAGTTGTCCACTCACATTCATATTCTTGAGCAAAAAGTTTTCTGGTACTAGACTTTTTAGCTTCTTCAATATCTTTCTCTTTTAAAAAAGGGTTAGACCTCCAAGTATATAACCCCGATCCCCAATCTGGATACTCTTCATCTTCTGCTCTTAAAAAATAATTGTAAAGGTAATTACCTTTTCCTCTAGGAGTTGAAATAAATAAAGCTCTAGAATTTTCATATGTTGATAGGGCCGGTCTTAAATCTCTTGTAAAATATTCATCGTCATCAATAATTGCGGCCTCGTCTACAATTAACAAATTAGCAGCTCTACCAACTAAACTATCTCTATTATTAGCACTAAGTAATCTAAAAGTTGAACCATTAATTAGTCTTACTACTTTGTCTTTTTGATTAAATCTATCCACTTCTATTTGTAAATTTTTAATAATATCAGTTGTATAGTCCCATATGATAGAAGACAAAGAAAAGTTAGGAGCAACAATCATAACTTGTTGGTTAGGCTCTAATAGTTTAGCAAACGCTAAGATAGAAGCAGACAAACTCTTTCCCGTTCTTCTAGCAGATACGTGAACCCAAAAACGATTTTCAGATAAGCCATTCACCATGCCCCACTGAGAGTCGTTAAACTGAATTCCTCGGTGTTCTCCTACAACAATTTTACCTAAAAGTCTCTCAATTGGGACTTTAAAAAAATTTTCTGACATTTCCCCTCGTCTTATCTTACTTAAATATGTTTGTTAGTCCAGCTAAAATAGCTACAACAGCTGCTACTAAAGAGCCCACCCAAAGTAGCGTTCTAATACTAGTTTTTCCTTGAGTTGCCATTGTTTTTAGGTCTACGATTTCTTTGTGTAAGTTTTCAATCCTCTTATCTGTTTTATCTTGGTTCTGAAGAATTTTTTCATAACGTTCTTTACACACAGCTTCATGAGTGTTCAAAGAAGCTTTCGTTTCTTGAGTTCTCTCATGTAATGTATTAACATCTTTTGCTAAATGGTCTGTAGTAACCTCTGCCACTAAACTTCTCCTTTTTATGTTTTAATTATAAAATTAACTACGACTGTTGGAAAAGTCATGTTAGGTGTAATAGCTGAGTGAGCAGCTACAGCAGTAACAGCAGAACTTGTTGAAGAGTCTTTCGCTGATGTAGCAAAAGTTGCTGTTGTGAGTGAGTGGGCGCTAATTGATGTAGATTCTGAAGGCTTAACAGAGCTTGCTGACATCGCGTGAGTTGTAGTTCCTAGGGTACTGTTGTTAGCTCCCTTTCCTAGTGCTAATTTATCTCTAAAATCTGGAACGTTAAAAGTTGTATTACCATCTCCCGCTCCGAAACCTGTTGCAATTGTCGCAAAAAGATGTGCGTATGTTGATCTTGAAACAGCGCTACCGTCACAGATAAGATAGTTAGCGGGAACAGTTGCTCCTCCAAAACCCATGATAGCTCCAGAAGGAATTACTTCAAAGCCTCCAGCAGTCGATCCATCATGGATACGAATACTTTCGGTATCTGTATCTAAAGAAAGTTCTCCGACAGCTCCTGTAAAACTATCATTTTGTGATGTTGTGCCTCTTCTAAATTGTACTTGAGTGGCCATTTGTTTTTCTCCTTAAATTATAGTGCGCCTAAGTCTAGTGTTGCTAATGTAGTTTCAAAGGGCATATCTAATAAATCGTTAATTTGAGCAATTCCTTGTCCAAAAGGGTCTGTTGTAGAGTCGGTTAAGTTTCCTAAATCAATATCAGACGCCAAATTTACAGAGGGATCGGCTCCTCCAGAGGCTGCAGCGGCAAAAGATAGAGTACCAGAACCGTTTGTTGTAAGAACTTGGTCTGCGTCACCGTCTGCCGTGGGCATATTAAATGCAACACCGTTTGATGTAAGAATAAGCTTACTTCCATCAGATGAAATAGCTTCATCAGCATCGTGTAATTGTAATGTAGGGGAGCCTCCGGTGTCCGTTAATTTTAGTCCAGTATTGTGAATATGAGTTAAAACAATTTCATCATTTCCACCAAAAGAAATTGTTGCTCCATCATGTTGTAGTTCTAAATCTTGTGTAAGAGTAACATCTCCGTCTGAACCAATAGAGATAGCATCTGTGTCTGAAGTATGTCCGATGTTTGTCCCATTGATAATAATATTGTCAACTGTGAGGGTAGTTAGCGTTCCAAGTGATGTAATATTGCCTTGTGCAGCAGTAGAAAGTGTTCCCGCAATACTACCACCAGAAACATTAATACCAGCACTGAATACTGGTATTTGGTTCATTGTAACTACGCCGTCTGAAGCAATAGCAATCGCATCTGTGTCGCTAGCACTACCAATGTTACCAGCATCAGCAATAACAAGACCAGCTCCAGATGTAATTACTGCACCCGAAACTATTTCATTACTAAAGGTTGCTTTACCTGCTGCACTACCATCAAGAGTAAGGAATGTAGTATCTACACCACCATCTGTTCCCTTGAGGATAATATCAGAATTATTTGCAGCCGCATCAATAGTAATATTGCCCGAACTTGTTGTAAGAAGAACTGCTGCGTCACCAGCAGTAATATCATCTGCCGCCGCACTAGTGTGGTCGCCAATATATGTTTTTAACCTTGACATTGTGGCTTTTCTGTTTGTGCCATTAGCCCCGTCGTCAATGATGAACAAGTCTGCATCAACAATTGCAGCACCAATGTCTGTTGCACCATCTATGTCCAGATCAGCAACCGCAATAGACCCATCAGGAAATACTGGTGCTTGACTGAACGTAACAACTCCGTCTGAAGCAATAGCAATGGAATCTGTATCAGAAGTGTGCCCAATATTTGTTCCGTTAATAATGATATTATCAACGGTCAGCGTTGTCAATGTACCCAAAGAGGTTATATTGCCTTGAGCGGCAGTAGCAAGTGTACCAGCAATAGTACCGCCCGACACATTAATACCGGCACTGAATACTGGTATCTGGTTCATGGTAACAACACCATCAGAAGCAATTGTAATAGCATCAGTATCAGATGCTGAACCAATCGTACCACCGTCTTTAATCTTAATGTCGTCTTTAAAAGTTACAATACCGCTAGAGCTAATCTGTATTGCATCAGTTGCCCCCGCAGAGCCTATATCACCATCATTAGGAATAACTATGTTACCACCAGTGGTCATTGTACCCCCACCGGTATAGGTTCCTCCACCTGTGATATTACCACCAGTTGAAAGAGTAGTAGTAATATGAGCATTACCTGTCACATGAACATTAGCTGTTGGGTTCATTGACGCACCGAATGCTATTCTATTTTCAGTCGCGTGTACGTTCGCTACATTAGTAACGTCTGTACCAAGTCCGCCTAAAAATTTATCGACTCTTGTTACCATTTATTTCTTCCTTTTTCTAGTGGCAGCTTTTACATACCTTTGATTCTTTTTCATAGATTGTGTAGGCTTAGTCCTTGAAAAACCGCCACGGACTGGTTGTAATTTTTTATGTGCAGGACCGATACGGGGCATTAACGATATTTCCTTGTAACCATATTTTTAAATGGAGTTTTTGATGCACAAAATTCTTCCTCACTCATTCCTGTGGGGCGGCGACCAACAGCTTTAGTTACCATTCTACCAAGGGGGGTATAAAAAGCACACCAAGGCTGTGCTTTTTTCTTACGACTATCTCTGCTCATTGTTTCCCAACGAGCTGGCCCATAGTCTGACTTTGGAATCCTTTTCATTTTTGCCATAAAGTTTTTATCCTTTTTAAAAAATGCTCTTTATAATTTACTTTACATTAGGGTAGAAGTCAAATTAAAATTTATAAACTATGTTATAATTTGCGTATTTCTAACTCAAGCCCAGAAGCTAACGTAGCATCCTTAAACTGTACATTATGTGTAGAGTTTCCTAGCACATATTGATTTTCGTTTTGATATATTCCATTTAAATAAACTAAAACTTTGTCTAAATTAGAAGTTGTTCCCCCAGTTGCATAACTATTTGCAGTGCTAGTAATATGTAGGATATTAGATAATACTAAATCAGTGGTAGCGGCTTTTGCATCTAATTGAGTTTGAATAGCCGAACTTACCCCATCAAGGTACCCAAGCTCTGTGGAAGTAACATCTGAAACACCGACTTTACCTGAACCACTAGAGACTAATGCTCTTGACGCAGTTAAATCAGCGTCGTCTATTGTAGTTGCTGCACCTGTAATAGTTGCTTGTTTTGCATTTAACTGAGTTTGAATAGCAGAACTGACGCCATCAAGGTACCCTAGTTCTGTAGCAGTAACGTCTGAAACACCCACCTTACCTGATCCACTCGAAACTAAGGCTCTTGATGCGGTTAAATCTGATGTTGTTATTGTTGATACGGCACCCGCAATATTTGAGGTACGTCTTGACTCTAAAGCAGCATTATTAGAAGCAGCTACAGTAACGTTAGCGTCTCTTCTAGTTTCTAATCCATTAATTTGTGTTTGTATAGCACTAGTGACTCCATCAAGATGTCCCACTTCCGTTGCAGTAACTGCTGATACAGCTACTTTACCTGAACCATCAGAGACTAAAGCTCTTGAAGCAGTTAAATCAGCGTCATCAATAGTCGTAGCTGCTCCTGTGATAGTTGCTTGTTTTGAGTTTAACTGTGTTTGTATAGCAGAACTAACGCCGTCAAGATATCCTAATTCTGTAGCGGTGATGTCTGAAACAGCTACTTTACCTGAACCATTAGTTACCATAGCTCTAGAGGCTGTTAAATCACTAGTAGTAATAGAAGACACAGCTCCAGCAATATTAGCAACTCTTCTAGCCTCAATAGCTGTCTGCTCTGTTACGTTAGCAACTCTTCTAGCTTCTACAGCAGTAACGATTGCAGCGTTAGCAGTTATCCTAGCTTGTAACGCTGTATCTTCTGTACTATGGGCATCTAATTGGTCTTGTATAGAGCTTGTAGCGTCTACATATCCTAACTCTGTAGAAGTAACTGACGCTAATACGGCTACTTTACCAGACCCGTCACTTACTAACGCTCTTGACGCAGTTAAGTCACTAGTAGTAATAGTAGATACAGCTCCAGCAATGTTAGCAGCTCTTCTAGCCTCAATAGCTGTCTGCTCTGTTACGTTAGCAACTCTTCTAGCTTCTACAGCAGTAACGATTGCAGCGTTAGCAGTTATCCTAGCTTGTAACGCGGCTGCATTATCTGTGATAGAGGTATTTAAATCAGCTCCATTGTAAATAACTGTAGCAGCGGTTAAAATTCCAACATCTAAATTAGAGGCTGTTACAGGAGAAATACTTGTATTTGATTTAGGGTCCTTAGTGTCACTAAGTTTAAATGTCTTAGCAGATTCATCATAGAAAATAGCGGCGTTGCCTTGGTTTCCTCGGTTAAATAGCAAACCTACATCAGCGCTTGGAGAACCTGTTACTCCGTCTGCTAACATAATCATTCTATCTTCAACGTCAAGATTAGTAGTAGATACAGTTGTTGTCGCACCATTAACAGTTAGGTTACCAGTAACAACTAAATCGTCGCTCATATTTACTTGACCAGTAAAAGTTGCTCCTGCTAGTGCAGCTTTAGCAGCCAGCTGTGTTTGAATCGCGGAACTAACACCGTCAAGATACCCTAATTCTGTAGCGGTGACGTCTGAAACAGCTACTTTACCAGAGCCGTCACTTACTAACGCTCTTGAAGCAGTTAAATCAGCATCGTCTATTGTAGTTGCAGCTCCAGTAATCGTAGCTTGTTTTGAGTTTAACTGTGTTTGAATATCTGAGGATACTCCGTCAAGGTATCCAAGCTCTGTTGATGTTATATCTGAAATAGCTACTTTACCAGACCCGTCACTTACTAACGCTCTTGACGCAGTTAAGTCACTAGTAGTAATAGTAGATACAGCTCCAGCAATGTTAGCAGCTCTTCTAGCCTCAATAGCTGTCTGCTCTGTTACGTTAGCAACTCTTCTAGCTTCTACAGCAGTAACGATTGCAGCGTTAGCAGTTATCCTAGCTTGTAACGCTGTATCTTCTGTACTATGAGCGTCTAATTGGTC